TGGTGCCTACTCAAGTGCAGCAAAATTCAATTCAGGCTATTACGAATCTGTTTGCGCCGCGACCTGGCATACTTATGACCAACCTGTTCGTTTCAGACTTGATCGAAGTTATAGCCAACGCTTCGCCGGGCCTTGTGTCGTATATCCAGGTTAACGCGCCTACTGGTTCGATGATTGTTACTGCACCGGAAAGCCCGCAAATCACCTACACCATCACCGACGGCGGTGGTACTCTTGGCCCAGGTGTGTACGCGTATTCAGTGTCTACCAATCTGTCAAACGGTGATATTGGTTTTCCTACTAGCTGGACGTTCCCCCAGGTAATTGGCAATACAAACAGCTTCCAGATTTCTTTGACGTGGCCTGCTGTGGTCAATGCAGTGGAGTATCAAGTGTGGGGCCGATCAGCAGAAGCGACTATCGGACTGCTGGCTACTATATCTGCTGGACAGCCTCTGGCGTTCACTGATAATGGTTCCATAACGCCCGGCGTAGCCCCTCCGGATTCTGCTGATTTCCCAATTAGGTATAACAGTCTCAATAGCCTGAATATCTCTGTTGAAATATCCGATCGACAGCAACGCCCCTTTGGCACAGATCCGACGCGACTCTTAGGAGAAAGTTAATGGGTCTTTTTACGTACTCTTTGGATGTACCTACAGAGGATCCTGTAGAGAATAAAAGATTGGGCTTTAGGACTCCACGTTCAGTACTCCTTCCTCCGTATTTGTTGATGAATGATTACTACGTGGAGTACACGGAATCTATAGATGATGTATTTGGTCCTGCAGTAGACGAGAAAACGGAGATCCTGTCCCATCTGCGTAATATGTGGACTACAGATCCCTCTCTAGAAAACACGCTGTCAGACAATCCGGATGGTATTCTGTTACCGTTTGAAGCCTGGCCGCAATTCGAACGCGAGATTGCAGTTAAGCAGGTTAACGCGTTGGGTATGAAGCTGCAATCGGCTGGTCTTATTACTGATGACCAATACCAGACTATCAGCCGTTGGTTGGGGCAGTATTGGTTCGGTAAGGGCACGCAGTCGTTTATCAACTTCATTAACTACTGTCTTAGTTCGTCCTTGACGGTACAGCGTTTATGGACACAGGATTATAAGAATTTCGTTCCTGATGGTGATCCTTCTATTGGCACACCTATCTGGTTGGGAGGTACTTGGTATCCCACGTCACACGTAACGATCACTGCAAGTGGTGGATTGCAATCGATTGACCCTGCTTCATTGATCACCTTCTTCTACGAAATTGCGAACTACAATCTGGTGTTGGAGAGCCTGCAGTTGTCGTTCAACCTGTGGATGGTGGATCACCTAGAGGAAGGATACACGCTTGCTAAGGTGGTTGCTATTGGTTTGTGGGCAGACAACGCAATCGTTATTTCTAACTTTGCACAGTATGGCGCGCCTAGTCCTCCAACGCATGACACTGGGCCGCAAATAACTACTTCGGCCTTAGTTACCCCTTCTGGCATGACTGGTGCTTTCCTTCTTAGTGCTCCTACTTCGTGGATCATGCAGGATGGTAAGAAGTATCCGGTTTACACACAGACAGATATGGCGCCAAAGACTGGTGATGACATACCTACTACGCTGTGCGGCGGGCCTTCGCAAAACGGACAGACAAATGGATACTTCACGCTGTATGGTCCGGTGACTTGGTTGGGGGTTCCAGGCAGTTCGCGATCAACAGCTAGACTACCAGGCTATGCAGTGGTGCCAGTAGCTAAGACGGTAACTCCACAGCAGATACCTACGACCATAGTAGGGCACGACAGAACGAACTTACTCACTAATCCTGATGGCTTTATAGACGTAACTGGAACAGGATTCGTCACACCTTATTGGACGGAATAAAATGGCTACACAAAATCCAGTATTTTACGATGCGGCTCTAGGAGTTCATCGTCCTATGGATACCGGCGCTACGGTGCCGGTATCAGCAACGCCTATTTCAGCCGTTGTTGGTAACCTGTTGGTAGCTCAAACAGACGGCTTGTATGTAGGTAATCACAGTGGGCTTATTCTATACGTTGACAGTGTTAATGGTGTTGATACTAATCCAGGTAGCAAGGCAGCCCCTATCAAGACCATTACTCAGTGCGTTATCATATTGAACTCTCTAGTTCCTGGTGGTGTGTATGGAGGCACTGGTATAACTGTGGCTCTCAAGTGCGGTCAGAATTATCCGTGGCCTGTGGATCTCACCACTGCTCGAGGTTCTGATCTCCGTATTGCGTTCTACGGTGATCCACAGTACGGAGACTTTAATTCACCAGTTGTAGGCACTGGTGCTTCTCCTGGCATGATGAGTGATTTGCAACGTCCTGTTATTCAACCACAGGCATCGAACGTAGCAGGTCAAGCTAAGCTTGCTGGCATTAATCGTCAAGGTGGAACCATAACGCTGTTGGGCGTCACCGTTTCGTTGCCTGCCGCGCCAGCTACGCCTTCGATCCTTCTATACGGTGGATTTGTCGATTTCATTAGAAACGTATCAGGCGCGAATGACGGCGGTGTTAATACTACTGGCACTATCGTCAATATGACCGATGTTACCGCATTCTGGGGCTTCATGGGTTGTCATAGTCGTTCCTTCACGCAGTATAACCAATACGCTTCGCAATTCCAGATCAACGGAATACTGATGACTGCAGCCAATAACCCAAGTACTGGCCAGCTTAACCAACGTCAGTACTTCCTCAAGTTCTTCCCAGACTTCGCAGGCAACAATCAACAAAGCCTGGTAGCTAGCGGTAACTCGTTGAATTCATCGAGCGGCAGTGGTATGATGCAAGTATCCTGGTCTGACGTAGAATCGCTTACCGTTGCAACTGGCAAGACCAATCAGCAATCCTATCCGCTGGCTTTCGATACCAGCTTCGGTCTGCGTCAGTACATTTTCAATTTAAGTACAACAGCAAACGGTCAGCCGTTGAACTTCCTGTCCACACGTCTGATTTGAATATAGGAATAAAAATGAAGAAATTTCTTTTAGCCGTTCTTGCTACGCTATCCTTTGGTGTTAATGCTCAGAGCGTACCGCAAGCCGATATAGATGCTATAGCGCAGCAGACAGGCGCAACCTCTGATCAGATAGCACAGTGGCTAGGTAGTAATAACGGGGATCAATTATACCAGACCTACTTGTCAAAGTATGTTACTGTTCCGTCGGAACAGCAATGGCAAAATCCAGCGACTATGCCTGCCAGCATCTCTACAGGAGTCCCTGGAGTGCAGGCCAAGACACTAGGCTATTATGTCGAACGTAGCGAAGGTCATAATACCTATGACTGTAATCAGTACTCCATAGATCCTACAAATATAAAGGCAGAGGCTTTGTGTACACTTGGCTACTGGGACATATGGATGCAATCGCGGGTAGCCGGCGGTAGGGATAGTACTACTGAAGCCAGTATGGTTGTACTCTTTAATGATTTAATATCGAAATCTTCGAATGCCAATTCTTATGATTTAGATACGGCTTCCCTTCTGTCTTCAGTGTACATTCGCGCACGGAGTTATAGCCCGAATAACCTGACTTGGCAAAATGCACAAAATCTTATGGGCAGCGCGGTCCTTAGTAAATTAACGGCCACTTCGCCGAAAATCGGTTGGGCACAACCTACCGATGGTTTCGCCTTGTTTGCACTGTGGGATGCCTGGTTGACCTCAAATTCACCAGCTATGTCTGTGAATTCTTCTACCTATACTCCCTGTGGGGGTCCTAATGGAACTGGTATACCTAGTTGGAACGTAGACAGGTTATACCTGGACTGTGGTATTCAGGTTATGAAGTCGAAGCAGGCTCAGTACGATCTTGGATATTGGACTTACTATCCAAATATTCCTAACGTAGGTCAAACCGCACCTTACACAGACGCACTTGGCATGAGCCTCAGCATAGTAACTATGAAGGCTTTGTATTCCATCGTCATACCTTCTACCGCTAATCCAGATACGAGTTTCCTGAACAATATGTCCCTTGAATGGCAGACTGATCAACAGAACGATACCCTATTCATTCATCAGATGGCTGTACAGTATCCCAATACACCAGTAATACAATAATACCCTAGAGGTTAAGATGGCAGATACAACTCCTCTTCTACTGATAACTGACGCAGGGTTGGAGGCGGCTTCAAAGGCTACTCCTCAAGGCCCGTTCATTCACATAACTTCTTTCGAAATTGGTAGTGCATACGGCTATACACCTACCACTTCTCAAACAAGTATCCAAGGTAACCTGTTATTTGGTGGACCAAATACACATCCTACTTCCTATCAACCTATCGGCAATAATACCTTAGATATCCTGTGTATTATTCCACCGGAAGCTGGACCCTTCGAGTTTGGTGAGGTGGCTTTGTTTCTTGATGATGGCACCATGTTTGCCATCGCAGTGTTTGACACGCCGCAGACTAAGTTCTCCTCGTTGGGCACAAACGTTATTTCATCGTACACTTTGCACTGCCTGCTTAAGCTCCAGCAGTCAACGGCTATCTTCCAAGTTGATACTGTCGTTCCTGTCGCGGTTCTGGACGTATTTCAATGGTCAGACGTGTTCCCGCCTGGAGTGTCTGCTAACCCAGATATTCCGATTCTTAACGTACGCGAACTGACACCAGCAAACGATTCTTCCTTGCTTAGTAATGCAAGCGATTCGTTCTGGACGGTATCGAGCGGATATTACGCGGTTCGTAATGCTGCTGTGGTCGCTAATTCGAGCACCACGTGGGTTGAGTTCCCAGCAGCAACGTTCCACACTAATGATTTGACTGCAGCTAACCGTACGTGGTTGCTGGAGACTGCGGATGGCTTCTTCCGCTCAGTGAACAACTTCCAGGTGAGTGGTGCTAATTATCGCTTGAATCTCAACACCTCGAACGATGGTGTGTATAACAATACGCCGCTGTTGACTGCACCGCCTGTAGGCAGCCACTGTCGTCTGTACGCGTATAACCAAACAGGTAATCTGATTCATTACGATCAAATCATTGATCCGCCTTCTATTCCGTTGGCCACTAACGGCGTAGCTGGTTTGGTAAGGCCCGGCTCTGGTTTGTCGATTGCTACTGCAGGTGTGATAGATTCGTTTGGTATGAACCACACCCCAGGCTTGAACACCATACCTGCTGGCAACGTATCGACAACCGGCCGCTCGCTTACTACTGGTGAAACATTGACCAGCGTTTCATATGCAAGCGGTGTGTATTACTGTGATGCTTCACAGTCTATTGGAGACATCCCGGTTGCTGGTAACACTTGGTATGTGTGGATCTCAAACTACGGTATAACCAATCGTAGCCCTGCCCCTGGTCAGATGGCAGTAACGCAACTTGCTTTCCCGCAAGGTCCTGCTGGCGGCGATGGCGTAGGTAACAACGGTCTTCCTCCGTACTGGCGTACATTCTTGCCTGGTGTAGGTTGGACTGCGTGGTCTGCGTTTAAGTCGAATAACAAGCAATTCGGCGGGGGCGCGATTACCGGCACTATTCAAAACTTCAGTATCACTAAAGGGAACAACATTCCGTTTACCCCTACCGGACCTGGAGTAGTGTTCGTTACCTTCAGTGACGACGGCAACAGTGGTGATACTCAAACGCTTCTGGTGAACAACAGTCCAGTAGCCAACGCACGTAAGAATGGTGGCGGCGGTTTCGGTCGTTCTCCTTTCCTTAGTGGTCCCTTCGCTACTGGTGCTTCCATAGGTTTCACTGCTAGCAATAACCCCACTGGTAACCTTTTCCTGATCCAATTTACTGGAGGCTAATAATGAGCTTTACTATAGAAACTCCTGAACAGGAAGAAGTGAAGAAGGTAACGTACTATCCGTATCTTAAAGAGCCACTCATGGGACTACTGGTGTACCCTGGTAATCCTATTGAGCAAGATAGTACCGAAACCCCTCCGGATAATGCCACTACCTATGCTCCTATACCAGCTCCAGAAGGTCAACTATCCTATTGGATGGGAACTCACTGGATGAATGGTATAGACATAAACAAGATTACTCTAGACGTAGCTAAAGCTAAAGCAAATATAGAGATTACCATTTCGTTTGAGCGCGCGAACGAGGAGTTGAATGTCGGTTACTCTCAATCGGAGCGTAATACTTGGGCAACGCAGGTATCGGAGGCACAGAAGGTGTTGACGGATTCTAGTTCGGATATTCTCAACACTTTGGCAAAGGCTCGTGGTGAAGACGTGAAGGCCCTGGCACAGAAGATCGTGGACAAGAATGCTGCACATTCCAAAACACAAGCGCAGGCTTTAGGTACTTACCAGGCAGCAAAGAAGAAGGTAGAGGCCGCAACACAAGTTAGCGATTTGCTACCATTTCTCAATATAGAGGCTTTGTGCTTCTAGTGTAGTCCAAGGAAAAGCCCGATAGATTTGTCGTCTATCGGGCTTTCTTTATGGATACCAACCTTGCCAATCGTCCGCATAATCGTATGCGGCTCGCTGTTCTGGTGAAGCATTAAGATAGTTTGCTACCTTCTGTGCCTTGCTTTGAGTACTAAACCTAACAGGCTTACCATCGCTATGTCGGTACTCCGCTATTATGCCGTCATTCCAAAAATACACCACTCCGTATCCGCCAAATCCAAAGAATTTCTTCCACCAAGGAAGGTCCAGGGTATGAACTCTCCACAAAGGTTGCTTGAAGTCTTCAGGCGGTGCACCAATAATCACGTATGCTACGCCGACTTTATTTGCAGCCTCTAAGCACGGATTGCATGCGTAAGTATGGCCTTCAACAAACATCGTTGCACAGAATGCATCTTTACCTGCGTACTGTAACGCGTTGACTTCGGCGTGGCCCTTCTGATCGCATACCGAGGCACACAGTTCGTACCCAACGCCTGTGGGCATATCCTGCCTAGGGCATACCTTCTGCGGAGTCATACAATAGTTGGTACCTTCGTATCTGGTACCATCTAAGGCGATCACAGTTGCTTTGACTGGGCGTTTGACACAAGGTCCTGATTCAGGAGGATCGTTGTTAATGATAACTGGCATATTTCTTTCTCCCGGTACCATTACACGTGTCGCAATGAACTATGCCCCATGGGGGCAAATCTGCTTTACCTTTACCTACGCAATCTAGGCATATACCTTGGGTCTTCATCCTATGTATCCATGCGTGGTGTTCCGCATAGGCGCGAGCATTTCTAGCATTCTTAATGGCACGTCTATTGGATAGCCAGTTAATCAAACGCTTTATCATCTGCCTCTCCTTTTCCATACCATTGTGCCCAGTACGAAGGAGGCGCGCTAGCAGTAGCAACGTACGCGGTATCCTTCATCCACTGTGGCCATGATTCGATATTCTTGCGTGCTTCTTCCTGCTGTTTCTCGAACCAGGACTTATCTTTAACGTCTTGCGGCATCAAGCATCTCCTGAGTGTCTGCAATGGTAAAGTGACGCGGATCCTTATCGCTGTACTGTTCACGAATTCGGGGCATTAATTCCTCGAACTCCTTGCGAATGCGCATGTACGCTTCAATACCTGAAGGCGGCCGGTCATCAATCAGCACACCCAATTCATCCGCTTCAATCAGGATGTTCAAGCATGCCTTAGCGTTAGCCAAGTGAGGAGTTCCGTCTGTCGGATCGTACTTCTGACCTTCAAACC